AAACAGGTCGTGCCTATAAGAACAGAACCGAAGATGAATTGAGGGCTTTGGCTAAGGAAAAGGAATTTAGTGAGGCATACCTTAAGGTTGCTCTCGATACCCGGAAACAAGCCATTCAGGAAGATGTGGATGCTGCGGCGAAAAGTATCGAATCCGGTATGCAAGCTCGTTTAAGTTCTATGAGAAGTGCTGCCAATGAGATGAAGAAGGCATTGGCCGACGAGAGAGGTAAATTAGCACTGACCAGGGAAGACGAATTGGCTAAATTCCCAGAGAAGGGATACGCCGATACAGAGACAGGGCGTAAGGCGGCTCAACTTGCTGCAGAACAAAGAAAGTTGGTATGGGCAAAATACTATGATGAGATAGGCAAACTTGACGAGAAGGAACGGTATCAGGAGATTCAGTTCAATTTCAGGGTATCGGAAGAAGAATATCGTCAGGCTCTACAATTAGCCTCCAAAACATCCGACATGGAAGTGAGGATTCAGAAGGAGACTCATTTTAAGATACTCCTTGAAATTCTTGATTTTCAGAAGAAGATGGCTGACATTGCTAATCGTGAAATGATGAAACAGATCAAACCGGAGGGAGCGGGTAGGGAACGTGGTGTTGCCCAGGCTGAATTCGCCAAGAGAACTCTTCTTCTGAGAGAGCAAGAGGCAGTTGAAATTGCCAATGCACAGGCGAAGCAGAGAGAAAGGGATGCGGCGAAAGAAGTTGAATATCTCAATTGGACAAGGAGATTAAAGGAAGAAGATGCCCGTGCCAGAATTGCGATAGCCAAAACTGTAGGGAAAGACGTGGAAGCCCAACAGGAGGCAACCAATATTGCCCTTGAGAGGCTAGAAGAAGAACATACCGAAGAGTTAAAAAAGATCGAATTAAAATATCAGGATGAATGGGGACTTATTACGTTTAAGGGTATGGCATTGCAGGCGGAGGAAGAAAAAGCATACCAGAATAAAAGGATTGGTATCGTTGAGCAAGGTCGAAAAAATATCGAACAGGCCCAGGATCAATGGAACCAGAAGGAACTGGAGGATATCCGTAAAAGGATGAAGGCCCAAACCGATGAAGAAACAAAGGGGATGAGGGATCAACTTAAAAATCTTCAAGTTCAATACGATAATTTAGACAAGGCAACCAGAGAATCAGAATTCGGTCAGAACCTTAAGAATCAGATCGATGGGATTATGATCACCATTGATGAGGCCAACAAGAAGGTTCTTGAGTGGGGGATTAAGATGGCAGAGGCATTGCCGAATCAAACCTATTCGACTGCTGCTGCGATCTCCCAACTGAGACAGGACTTTGAACAGCTTACCGATAAGGTTAGGGCTGCACGTAGGGAGATGACGGATTGGGCAGATAAACATGGTAGTCTCCTGAAGGGTATGGAAGCGGGTTTAAAGGAATTTAGCACTTCCCTTGACGGGACATTTGATGTTGGTAGAAAATCGGTCGTTGACTTTGGTAAGGCCCTCTATGACTCTACTGGTGGTGTCCTGAATGACCTAATGACTCACGAGATGAAAAACTGGAAAGATTATTGGTTAAATCTTCTCAAGAGTATCGGTCAAAATTTCTCCAAAATGATCAATGGGATGATTTGGGATTTTATCGGATTTAAGAAGGCTACGGAGGCCGGAGGTTTTGATTGGGGTAAACTCCTCGGAGGAATCTTTGGAGGAGGGGGCGGGGGTGTGTCCGCTACCGGAGCAGGACAGTTCGAGGGAGTGGATTGGGGTTCTATCCTGGGAAGTGCGGTTCATCAAGGCGGATTTCCAAGATATCATTCCGGCGGATTAGGACGTGATGAAATTCTCGCTCTACTTCTTAAAAAAGAATATGTCTTAAGACCGCAGGCCACCCAGTCTATCGGTAAAGACAGGTTAGACTACATGAATGCCACGGGTCAGATTCCTGGGGGTCAGGGTACTAAGTCTAAAATAGAGGTAGAGGTGAGGTTAGAACCAGGCTTACTGGCAAGCGTTAGACCTTCGGCAGATGAAATTGATCTTACCGTAGCCACCAAATATCGTATGGGTGGAGAACTTTATAAACAATTACAGGGATCACGATAATGGCAATGTTTCCTACGGATACCGTTTGGACGAACAACACCCCCTATGCGAAGGGTGCATTGATAGTGCCCACGGTTGGCAATAATCGTTTTTATGAGGCCCTTAATGCGGGTACTTCGGCTAATGGTCAACCGGGATGGTCTACCACTCCGGGAAATCTTACCTATGATGGTGCTGATTCTACGATGATGGTGTGGATTTGCAGACAATATCCCGAAGAATATGATGTGGCAGAATATACTCCCGAATGGCCTATGAACGTTGTGGAATTTGAGAAAAGATATTCCCAGTTTCTATCTTTGGGATTTAAACGGAGATATTGGAAAGCAAAGTTCCTGATCTTGGATGGTGGTATCCCATACCTTCTAACCTTCTATGATAATCGTAGGGGGAGTGTAGAAAAGTTTAATCTCTATATTCCACTTTTATCCTCTCTGGTATCTGTTAGATTTGCAAGGGACTGGAGACCTGTTTTTAAAAATATGGTTCAGGGAGACTATTCATCCCTGGAAGTGGAAATTCCATTTGAGGAAGCCTTCTAATGCCATTAGAAATTTCAAATAATCTCAAGACTCAGAAAAATAAGTTAGAGCAGAAAGATCCCTGGGTCTATCTTTGTGAGATCGAACTTCCTTCCGGGTGGTATAGGATAACAAACCATGTCCACGATATCGAGTGGCCTACCGGAAGCGAAACGATTTGGTATGCTCATCCATTAGCAGTATCATCCATTAAATATTCATCCAAGGGAGAGGTTCAAACTGCTACCGTTTCCATTTCCAACTTAGGGGATATCTTAACCGATTACTTGGTAGAAAACATTGGGTTAACCGGAAAAAAAGGTAATCTTTACCTTGTGAATCTTCTTTATTTGGATGATCCTGTGTACTCTGTCATACCAGAAAGATTTGTTGTGGCGACGACCTCTAATCAAATTGGGATAGCAACTTTCAACCTTACATTGGGGATTGATGCATACGGGATCGAGGGACCGATAGGAAATTATACAAGACTCGAATTTCCATCAATGCCAATCGTAAACCTACGTTACAGCGTTGGGTCTATATAAATTTAATAATGAAGTGTCCTAAGTGTAATTCTAAGAATGTAGACAGAACGACCAATAATTTTAAAAAAGACGAACTGCCCATTTGGACTGGTTATTACTGTTACGATTGTGGTCATTGGTGGATTGACGATGGATGCAAAATTTTATATTGACAAATATCTTGGCAAGAAGTTTGGGGAAGGTTCATCGGGTTGCTTCCTTTTCGTTAAACATTTTTATCGGGAAGAGTTCGGTATTGATCTGGTAAATGACTATCTGGAAATGCTAACGGTTTTTAGAGAGATCAAAAAGGTTCCTGAATTCGGGGATATTGTAGTAATAAGGAACCATCCAATGATCCCCAATCATATAGGGGTTTACCTTGCTGGCGGTGAGTTCTTACACGGTGGGGCTACTCTGGACCACGATGAGGTTATTTTAAGTCGGACAGATGATCCTCTTCACGGCAAACGTATTATGGGATTTTTGAGGCATCCTGGTGTTGTGTTCACCAAATGGTGAACTGTTCATTATTGGTGAACACTATTTTTTTCTGAACTAAATATACGGATTGTATAGTCCATGATTAAATTAAAAGTTCCAATCGGTAAGTCTGAAACGGGTCTTTTTGAATACCATGAATGGGAGAAGGAGTGGATTCCCCTTCAAACCATCTCTGATTACCTAAAACCCGAATTAGATGGTGTTCAGGTCAATCGTGTGATTTGGAATGGCCGATCCATCCCCGATTTTCCATATCGTGATCTTAGTCCTTGCGAAAACAATGAAATTTTCGATCAGTTTATTCTTAGAGATGACGATGAACTAATTATAATCCCGGGATTTCAAATTCCCGTAGCGGGATATCTAGGTATAGTTGGATTTTGGGGCGTAGTTGTTAACCTCCTTGCCAATGCAGCGATTTCTTTTCTTCTTAATACCCTGATTTCCTATTTAACCGCTCCTTCCAAACCCAAAGGGCAGGGCCAATCGTCTGCCACATCTTACGGTTGGCAAGGAATTCAAAACAGTTATGGCCCGGGTGATCCTAAACCAGTAATATTCGGAAAGCATCGGGTGGGTGTCAAGGTAATCCATTACTCGGTAGAGGAAGAATATCTAAGCGGTAAAAAACACCAAATTGACCTCACCAAAACCAAGATGTGGGTCAATATGTTGGGTGCTATCGGTCGCCCTATCCATCATTTGACGAACATTGAGATTAATAATAATCCGATCACTAATTACGGTTCGGATATTTTGTGGTGGTGGGCTAACGGTGCTACGCCTAATGAGGTATTGGATAAAGATGGAAATCCGATAGCAGACGGTATCATCCCTGGATTTGACGAAGATAAACAAAGTATTCAATATGGAGCTGAACTTTACTATACTCCCGTATGGATACACCACAATTATTATAGTGTTGGAGATCTTGTTCTTGCAACAATAGAGAATGAATATGAATACGAATGCACCGTTGAGGGTAAATCTGGCGGTACTGAACCAACTTGGCCTACGACAGAAAATGGAACCGTTAAAGATCCCCTACCGAACGGACCCCTTACATGGATATGCAGGAAAGGTAAACGATGCATCTATACTACCAGTGAGGGAGATGACCGTAAAATAACGGCCTTTCAGGTGCATTTCGAAGCCCCTGGCGGAATTTACTGGTCAGACACGGGTGGTATAATCCCCAATACGGTAACGACAAGGATTGAATATCGGGTTTACAAGGACACCCTTCCATATAATGCATGGGTTGTTCTTGAATCAGACATAGCAGCATCTAACAAAACATCGGTCTGTCGATGGTCGAAACGGATTGACGATTTAACCTCTAATAGATACGACATTCGTATTACGGAGCTTTATCTAAAATATCCCAAAACCCCCAGAGATAGTGCTCCCACTAATCCTATCCAAACTATTATTCAGGTTGCCAAGATCACGGAAATTCAACCCTCTGTTCCCCATCGATATGATGGTACTTCGCTAATAGGAATTAGGGCTCTTGCCACGGCTAATGTTTCGGATGCCCCCCCTACCGTTACTGGTCTATGTGATGGAATTGAGTTACCCGTTTGGACCGGATCTGCTTGGGAGGATCAATGGACAGATAATCCTGCTTATATCGGGCGGGCAATTGCCCTCGATCCAGATTGGGGTTTTGGAAATTGGATTTCACCCGCGGAAATTAATGATGATTGTGTTAAGATCTTTGCTAATTATTGTGCCGAATGTAATCTACTGAGATGGTCGGAAGAATTTGATAATGCTGCCTGGATAAAAATCAATACAACCGTCACTCCCAATTCTACTCTTTGTCCCGATGGTATCAGACAGGTAGCGGATACCCTGACAGCCACTGCTTCCAATGGCATGATAGTGCAAGACATTAATGGTTCGAGTGTCCAGAGAACTGGAAGTGTATACCTCAAGCGCAAAACAGGAACAGGGACTATCCAGATAACAACAGATGGCACTACTTGGGTTACAGTTTTAATTTCGGATGCGGCATGGACACGAGTCAGAGACATTAGGACAACCATCAATCCTTCCCTTGGCATCAAAATAATAACCTCTGGTGATGCGATTTATGCATGGGGGGCAATGTTTAATGCTGGTGATGTTGACCTACCCTACCTCAGAACCCAAGATGTTGCTGGTCTACCGCGTCACTCTTGTAATTTTGTCTGGGATCAAAGAAGAAAATTCATGCCGATGCTTCTGGATGTATGGGGTGGAGCACGGGGAACAATCTTTAGGGCTGGCGGTAAATTCTATGTTGTGCCAGACAGGTCACGTTCGCCATCACAACTCTTTACGATGGAAAATATCGTTAGAAATTCCCTCAAGATGGAATGGGTGGACGAACGGTTAAATTACAATGCCTATGATGTTAGTTTCCTCTCTGCCAATCAGGGTTATAAGACATTTGCGTTCTCAGCCGACTTAGGCGAAACCCCTATCAAACCCAAGAATATAAGTCTTTTTGGTATTACCGACGGGGATGAGGCAACCCGAAACGTCAACTACCAATTAAATATTATTAGAGATCTTCACGAATCCATCTCTTTCCAGGCTGGCATCGATGCAATTTACTGTCTACCCGGTGACGTGATTAATTTTCAGCATAAGTTATTTTTACCTCAATACGGAACTATATCTGGTCGTGTCTCCCTGGATTCCGTAGGACAAAATATCATCCATTTAGATGCTCCCGTAACCCTTGCACCCGACAAAACCTATCGGATTATGGTTCGTTTCTCGGGTGGCAATAATCCTGACGTGATAGAAACCAGAACTATCGCTAACGGAGAAGGTGTCTATACGGATCTATTGGTAACGGTTAATTTTTCACAGGTAGTAAAACGGTACGATCTTTATGTGATCGGTGAAGTAGGGATTATTGTAAAACCCTATATCCTCCTTGAAATTGAGAGAAAACCAGATCAGACCTGTCAATTGAATTGTCTGGAATACAAAGAATCCGTCTATTTTGATTCAGGATTCTTAGAGGATATACATATCCATTTAATTAATCCTACCGATGTTCCGCCTAATCCTATTCTTAGTTTTGACGCAACAGAGGAGGCCCAAAGACAAGACGATTTAACCTATGTTTATAATCTTCTCTTGAGTTGGTCTCGTCCCGTGGATACCCTTGGTGTAGGTGAATATCTCGGGGCAAATCTTTACTATGCATCTGGTGAGATTGCCGCTATCTTGGGAGATTTTGATACTGCCGAAGGATGGGTTGGTGGGGTTAAAAACACGACCGTTGGAAAATTCAAGAAATCTCCATCCAGAAAAGTAACCTCAACGGCTGAGACATGGGTAAGCACGATCAGAACACTTGGGGCTTCCCAAGATTTCTCCGGTGATGATTACGCCTATATCGGTTTATGGGTTTTTATCGACAATCCCCAATTTCTATTCAGTGGTGACTGTCTGAAAATTTTCATCAAAACCGATGATTCCCATTATTATTCTTATATAAAATCTAATGCAACCTTAACGGGTGGCTGGAATTATATTCTACTTTCCAAGTCCGATCTTGTAACCCATGGTTCACCGAGTTGGAGCAACATCAATAAATACGAACTTTGGATTAAATCGAACTCGGCTCAAATCATCGGTGGACAATCCGTTGGCGGAACCGTCAATGCATCGTTTGATTCTTTCGACTTCTTCAAGTCCTTTGCGTGGCAATTTAAAGGAAGAATTGATGGCACTTCTTATCGTTGGCCAAATGCACAGCAGGGAGAAGTGTTACTCTTTAAGGTTCACCCATATTCAAAAACATTAATTGAGAATCCTACGGGATGTGCTTATGCTAGTATTGCCGTAACGGGTTATGATGTTACCGCTCCTGCGATGCCGACCGGACTTGGTCTTGAAACAGATGGATTTTCCATTACCGCCAAATGGAATCAAAACTCCGAATCTGATTTCGACGGATATGAGATCCACGCCAAAAAGACTGGCGAAGAATTTACACCAGATGCCACCACGTTAAAAAGAGGAATCGGTCGTTCCAATATTATTACATTTCCGGTTAGTTCTCAGGGGACATATTCGGTAAAACTTAGGTCGTTTGACCAATCTGATCCTCCGAATTACTCCGATTATTGTGCGAAGGTTTCCATCACCATTAGTATACCCTCTCAGGTCATAGATGTTGCCCTTTATAATGTGGGAACTTATATTGATTCCCAAACTGGTACTGCAATGGCAAAGATTTCGGTCGAATGGGCCGAAAATAACGATTCCGAAAACGTGACGGATTATGAAATTTTAATCCAAGAGAAGGAAACAGATATCGATTTACCGGATAATATTGTGACGGATAATCCCGGATTCGGTCATGGACCTGCGGGGGATATTCCCGCAGGACATGGGACTGCGATGAAATTTGGTTGGAGTAAAAAAGGGGGGGGATAAGTTATGGCGATAACTCCTAAGTATGGATGGGAATTTTTTGACGAACATGAACCCTCTTGGTATCCCCTTTTTGTGTCTCTTGTCGAATCTATCGATGCCAAATGCTACGACATCGAAATGGGTATGAGAAAACTTGCCTCCGATCCCGAGGGATTGGGAGAAGCGGAGGCGGGATGTACTTGGTTCAATACCACTACCAATCATTACAGGGGATGGAATGGAACAAATTATGTTGACTTAGAAGGCGGTGGAGGCGGTGGAGGCGGTGGTCCACTGTTTCACGTAGGGAAAAACGGCCCCCAGCCTATACCTCTTGATACACCTACCAAAGTAACATGGCAAGACACTGTATTTGTTGATCCTGATCATGTTTTTGATTTCCTTTACCATCGGTTTTTTCCATTGATAGCGGGAAAGTATCTTATTCATGCTCAGGTAGAAATTAAGAGGGGAGATGATAACTTATTCGATGCATCGTTAAGCATATACAAAAGGGGACAACCTTATCAAGGTGGGTCTCATATAATGGAAGGCATAGTTAATGCCAACTCTGGTTCAATAACCTCTCTTTTAGATTTGGATGGAGCAAATGATTATGTAGAGTTATTTGTTACCAATAATGCAACGGGAACTGCTCGTCCAACAGTAGAGGAAGACAGTTGGTTTATAGGGTATAGGGTAGGATCGTAGAAATGTTTCATGTAAAGAAAAATGCTTCTCAAACTATAGTTTTTAACAAATCGATCAAGGTGACATGGCAATATCCCCCTGTTTTTGATCCTGATGGTGCTTTTGATTTTACCAACCATCGATTTCGTCCATTGCTGGCGGGGAAATATCTTATTCATGCTCGGGTAGAGATAAAAAGGGGCGAGGACAATTTATTTGATTTCAACTTAGCTATACGAAGGAATCTTTATCCATATGCGGGTGAATTTGGCTTATTAGAACAGATAACTAATAACGAATCCGGTTCAATAACCTCCCTCATAGACCTGAATGGAATAGATGATTATGTAGAACTTTGGGTTTACACCGATTCAACGGGAACTGTT